GACCCATGCAAAAAGCTTTGGGTCACTCGCTTTTTCAGAGGAGAAGTGACCCTAGTGACCCTAGTGACCCTTATTCCTTATAAAAGGATAGAGATAGGGGTAGAGGCATGTAGCAGGCTGCTAATACGTGCTGGGGGACTTTATAGGGTTTTATGGGTACTCAGGTCACTATGGGTCACTTGGGTCACTTTTGAGTGTGTAAAAAATTGCACGCAGTATTTTGCAGCTTCGCTTGGTGTGGCGAACGTGCAGCAAACTGCGCACTCACGTGGGAGCAACTGATGGCTTACAAGTTGGTATTCGTCAACGAGAACGGTAAGCGTATCGGCGAGGACCACCATCGGGCCAAGCTGACCGATGCCGACATCGAGCAAATCTTCTACCTGCGTGAGGCTGGTCTATCGATCGGCGCCATTGCCAAGAAGTTCGACGACGTGCCTGGAGGCATCAGCAAGTCGACGGTGTTCGATGTGCTCAAGGGTCGGCGGCGCAGCCAGGTGCCAGCGGCCACCAAACGGGTGCTGGTGCGCTCGTTGGAGGTCTGGTGGGGGGTAGCCCACCCCGAGGAGTTCCCGCTGCTCTAGGCCGTGCGCTTAGCGTCTTTGCACGGCGCTAAAGTCCGGGCCATGAGTACAGCCCCCAAACCCTACGACTGGAAGGCCCTGTTCCTTCAAGCCCTGGCCCAGATGCCTGTGATTGGCCATGCCTGCGATGCAGCTGGCGTGAACCGCAGCACAGCAGCTAGGGCCCGTGAGGCCGATGAGGACTTCGCCAAGGCATGGGACGAGGCCATGGCCACAGGCATTGACCTGGCAGAGCAGGCAGCCTTCAAGCGCGGCGTGCTGGGCTTTGAGGAGCCAGTCATCGACAAGGGGCGCCTGGCCTACCGCTATGAGCGCTACACCATCCAGCACGAGCATGCTGAGACTGGCGAGACCGTCGAGGAGGAGAAGTGGCGCATGGCGCTCGACGCCAATGGCCAGCCCATCCCGCTCACCATCCGCAAGCACAGCGACGCGCTGCTGTCCCTGATCCTCAAGGGCAGGCGCAAAGAGGTCTACGCTGATCGCACTGAGCTTGCCGGCGTCGAGGGCCAGCCACTGGCCGTGGACTCGAGCACGCGCGCAGCCCGTGTGGCCCAGCTCCTGGCCCTGGCCCAGCAGCGCAAAGATCACAGCGACCTGGCATGACCGGCCTGCACAGCTTCATGCCCACTGCTGAGTACGCAGAGGAGGCGGTCTACACCAGCGTCGTCTACTGCCTGACCTGTGGCCCGGTGCTGCGCGAGCACATGCCGGACAACACGCACATCACCTACCACGTGCTGGATACCGGCAAGCACCCGCACGACACCGTCACCATGCCCGAAGAGGACACGCCCGTCCAATGACTGCAGCCGAATACGCTGAGCTCGAGCAGCTCCTCACACCTGCAGAGCGCAACGAGCTCATGGCGCTGCTCACTGCGGATCTCGAGGACATGCCCTGGCGCCCACTGGCTGGCCCACAGCAGATGGCCTTCGAGTCGGTGGCCGACGTCGTTGGCTTCGGTGGTGCAGCTGGTGGTGGCAAGACGGACCTGGCCTGTGGCAAGGCGCTCACCCAGCACCAGGTCGTGCAGGTGTTCCGTCGTGAGGGCACAGAGCTCGGGGGCATCATCGATCGCATGGAGCAGATCCTCGGGCACCGCGATGGCCTAGGCGGCAAGCCACCAGTCTGGCGTACACCGCATGGTCGCTGCCGGCTCATTGAGTTTGGCTCAGTGCCCAACCTCGGGGACGAGCGCAAGTTCCAGGGCCGTGCCAAGGACCTGCTGGTCATCGACGAGGCGGCCAACTTCTTGGAGAGCCAGGTGCGCTTCCTGATGGGCTGGGTGCGCACGGTCGATCCCAACCAGCGCACGCAGACGCTGCTCACCTTCAACCCACCGACCACGGCCGAGGGCAGGTGGATCGTGAACTTCTTTGCACCCTGGCTGGACCGCAAGTTCACCGGGCACGGCGGCCCAGCCCAGCCAGGTGAGCTGCGCTTCGTGGCCATGGTGGATGGCTCAGAGCTGTGGGTGCCCAACGGTGAGCCCTTAGAGCACAACGGTGAGCTCATCCGCCCGCAGTCCAGGACCTTCGTGCCTTCGCGCATCTCCGACAACCCGTACCTGATGGGGACCAACTACATGACCACGCTGCAATCCCTGCCCGAGCCACTGCGCTCGCAGATGCTGTACGGCGACTTCCAGGCCGGCATGACCGATGACCCATGGCAGCTGATCCCAACGGCCTGGGTCGAAGAGGCCATGGCCCGCTGGAAGCCACGCAGGCCCAAGGGTGAGATGCTGAGCGTGGGCGTTGACGTCGCACGCGGTGGCGCCGACAACACGACCATTGCCACACGCCACATGGATGACAGCGGCAAGGGCATGTGGTTCGATGAGCCCCACGAGTACAAGGGCAGCGAGACACCCGACGGACCCAAGGTTGCAGGCCTGGCCATCGCCCATCGCCGTGACGACGCACCCATCCACATCGACGTGATCGGTGTGGGCGCCTCGCCCTACGACGTGCTTAATGGCATGGGGCTCAACGTGATCGGCGTGAACGTGGCAGAGAAGGCCCGGGGCACTGACCGCTCAGGCAAGCTGCGCTTCTTCAACTGGAGGAGCGAGCTCTACTGGCGCATGCGTGAGGCGCTGGACCCAGCCAATGACACTGGCATCGCGCTGCCACCCAACAAGAAGCTGCTTGCTGAACTGTGCGCGCCCAAGTGGGAGGCGTCGGGCTACACGATCAAGGCCGAGAGCCGGGACGAGATTGTCAAGCGCATCGGGCGCAGCCCCGACATGGCCACAGCCTACATCCTGGCCTTGATCGAGACGCCTAAGATCAAGCACCTGCAGCGCCAGCAGGACGTGCAGGACGTGCTGGGCTACGACCCGTTGGCAAGCTCCAGGCAGTAGTCGAGCGTGCGCTTAACCGCGTGCGCCACGCATACAGTCGGGGCCAACTGACACCCACCCAACTGGAGTTCGCCATGTGCCTTGGTGGTTCTGCACCTTCCGCTCCCCCGCCGCCTCCACCCCCGCAGGCGCCCCAAGATCCTCAGATCGCTGACCTGGCCGACGCACGCAAGAAGCGCATGGCCGCGCAAGGCATGGCCGGCGGCACGCTCTTGACCGGGCCCACGGGCATCGAGAACTCGCAACTCAACACCGGCCGGGGCAGCCTGCTGGGCAGCTAAATGGCAACGATACCGGGCGCAGGCCTCACTCCTCGACAACGTGTGCTGCAGCGCAAGGGTGCGCTGTGGCAAGAGCGCAGCTCCTGGCTCATGCACTGGCGTGAGATCAGCGAGTACCAGCAGCCGCGCCTGGGTCGCTACATGGTGACCGACGTGAACAAGGGCTGGAAGCGCCACAACTCGATTTACGACAACACCGCGCTCAAGGCCTCGCGCACACTGGCTGCCGGCATGATGTCGGGCATGACGAGCCCGGCCCGCCCCTGGTTCAAGATGGAGCTGGCCGACAAGGATCTCATGGAGTACGGGCCGGTGAAGTCCTGGCTCTACCAGGTCACCAACCTGCTGCGCGACATCTTCGCGCGCTCCAACACCTACCGCACGCTGCACCAGGGCTATGAAGAGCTAGGGCTCTTTGGCACGTGGGCCACAGCCATGCTGCACGACTATGACAACGTCGTGCACCACTACCCGATGACGGTGGGCGAGTACGCGATTGGCACCGACTACAAGGGCCGGGTCGACACGCTGTGCCGCGAGTTCCAGATGACCGTGGGCCAGATGGTGCGCCAGTTCGGCATTGAGAACTGCAGCACCACCATCAAGAGCATGTACGACCGCAACGCGCTCGACAGCTGGGTGCCGGTGGTCCACATGATCGAGCCCAACGAGGGCCGCATCCCAGGCAAGCTCGACAACCGCAACATGAAGTTCGCAAGCTCCTACCTGGAGCAGGGAGGCAATGATGATAAATTCCTTGGTCAATCTGGTTTTAAGCGCTTTCCTGCGCTGTGCCCACGCTGGTCCATCACGGGCAACGACATCTACGGAGGCTCACCCGGCCAAGAGGCACAGGGCGATGTGAAGCAGCTCCAGCACGAGCAGCTGCGCAAGAGCCAGGCGATTGACTACCAGGTCAACCCGCCACTGCAGGTGCCCACCCAGTACAAGGACGCAGCCAAGAGCCGACTGCCTGGTGGCGTCATGTTCGTGGATGCGACCAGCCCTGGTGGCGGTGTGCGCACTGCCTTCGACGTGAACCTGAACGTGCAGCACTTGCTCGAGGACATCGTCGACGTGCGCATGCGCATCAAGGAGTCCTACTACGCCGACCTCTTCATGATGTTGGCCAACGACACACGCTCCGGGATCACGGCCACCGAAGTGGCTGAGCGCCACGAAGAGAAGATGCTGATGCTGGGCCCAGTGCTCGAGCGCCTGCAGGACGAGCTCCTGAAGCCACTGATCAGCAACACGTTCGATTACTGCGTGGAGTCGGGCATCCTGCCCATCCCACCCAAGGAGCTGCACGGCGTTGAGGTCAACCCCGAGTTCATCAGCGTGCTGGCACAAGCTCAGCGCATCGTGAGCGCACAGGGCATGGACCGACTGCTGGCCACCGTGGGCAACCTCGCTGGTCTCAAGCCCGAGATCGTGGACAAGATCGACTTCGACCAGGCGATCGATGACTACGGGCAGATGTATGGCGTCAACCCCGAGATCATCGTGCCCGATGACGTGGTGGCCAATGCACGCGCCGCACGCGCGCAGCAGCAAGCCGCCCAGCAGGCCGTGGCCGCAGCGCCAGCGATGGCGGGTGCAGCCAAGGATGTTGGCAGCATTGATCCTGCCAACATGCAAAGCGTGATGCAAAGCCTGCAGGGCTACAACACCGGCTCACAGTGACCGTGCGCTTAACGCGCATGGGCACGTTGAGAATCCGCAGCATGTCAATCACTCGTGACCCCACCGATACCAAGGCCCATGACCGCGAGGCTGAGAGCGATGCTCTCATGCAAAGCGTTGCACGACGCACTGAGATCGATGACCTGAAGTGGTTGATGGCCCACAAACAGGGCCGGCGCTTTGTCACGCGTCTTCTGGATAAGGCGGGGATCTACCGCACCAGTTTCACCGGCAACAGTGAAACATTCTTCCGGGAGGGCATGCGCAACGTCGGCCTGTTTGTGCTCAGTGAAGTGATGGAAATCACACCTGAGCAGTTCGCAATGATGCTCAAGGAGCAGCAAGCATGACAGACGTAGTAACGCCAGTAGCCGGCCAAGACACACCGAACGCCGGGGTACAGCAACCCGCCGAGGGCACACAGCCCGAAGCTCAAGCAGCAAACCCTGCGGACGCGTCACAAACAGGTGACAACCCCGCCGGTGATGCACCCAAGGCAGACGAGGCCGTCGAGTACAAGTTCACTGCACCCGAAGGGGTGGAGCTGGACAAGCCCTCGACCGACGAGTTTGTTGCCCTTGCAAAGGAAGCCAAGCTCCCTGTGGACGTGGCCCAGAAGGTCGTCGACATCGCTATCAAACGCGAAGCCGCACGCGC